TGCTTTCTGAATACTATCAATACCTTGCATTAAAGCAGCTACATTGGATAGAACTGCATTTTTTATGCTTATCCAAATATTAGTAAATTTATCTTTAAATGCCTTCCAGTTATCATATACATATAAGGAAATAGCACCTACGGCAGCAATGGCAGCGGTAACGGCAAGAATGGCAGGATTGGCAAGAATGGCGGCAAAGGCTTTACTTATAACACCTGCCATGTTTGCAACTGTTGTAGATATGAGCCGAATAGTGCCAACCATTGCACCAAAAGTAGTAATCAATTTTCCTACTATAAATATTGCAGGCCCAATTGCCGCAACAATTAAACCAGCCTTAACAATAAAGCTTTGTGTTTCGGGATTTAAAGATTTAAAACCATTTACTAATCTTTGTATTCCTTCACTCAATGAAGCTGCGACGGCTTCTAAGTTTAATGATTCATTAATTGCTTTACCAAGTTCAGCAAGTGATGCGCCTACATTATCTTTTAAATTATCAAAAGTATTACCTAAACCTCCATTTGCCCTTTCTAATTCACCTAATGCACCAACCGATCTTTGTATAAATTCTTCAGAACTTATTCCTAACTCCCTAATACCTTCTGCCGTTACTACGCCAAATTCCTCTTTCATCACACGCGCAAATTCTGGAAGCCTTTCTTTAATTTGATTTAAATCTTCTTGCGTAACTTTTCCAACTGCACTTATTTGAGATAGTGCTAATACTACGCCATCAAATTGTTCTGCTCCACCTCCTGCTCTTGCTACGGCATTGCCAAACTGTGTTATTGTTTCACGAGCCGCATCAGCATTCATACCAACACTTTGCAGGGATGAGGAAGCCTTAACTACCTCAGGAAGTGCCAAGCCTGGATTCTCAGCAACCTTCCTTAACTTTTCCATTTCAATAGCTGCATCCTGGCTGCTGCCCATAATGGCAGTCAATCCATTCTGCAACTTCTCCATGTCGGCAAAGGATTTGAGAGCAGCGGTGCCAAGTCCGATAATTGGAAGCGTTAATGACTGAGTTAAGTTGCTGCCAATGTTCTGCATATTCTGCCCAAACTTCGACATTGACTTTTCTACCCTACCAAGTTCCTTGTCAAGGTTGGTGGTATCAATGCCAAGTTTTAAGAGTAATTTACCTATTGCCATCTATATCTCTTTATCCCATTTGTCAAATATTGTTTTGTCATTATTTGTCAAAGGTCTGTTAGTTTCTTTTTTAACTGGATTTTCCCATGGAAACTCTATTAAATCTTTTGGCTTTAAACTCCTTCCCTTTGCCGTGTGTACATTGAGAAGCAGAGTTGTCTGCCATCTAATTCTTTCCCATTGAAATTGTTCCGTTATTTCAAATTGGTTGTTATAACCTTGCATAGCTATAACAACCTCCTTGAAACTCATCTCATAGTATTGCGAAGGAGGAAACCTTAAAACTCCGAAACAAAAGCGCTCGATGTATTCAAGTGTGAGTTCTCCGCCTTCGCCACTACGTTTTTTTCATCTTCGTTTTCTGGTGGTGAAATCTCATTTGAAATCATCTCCATTATACGCGTAATTCCTCCCATGTCTGTGTCCACAAGATCGCAGAATGATTGCAAGGTGTAAGGGCATTTCTCCCCTTTTGCCTTGTAGCCATGTTCAACGCCTGTATAAGCAAGTTCAAGGGCAAGTAGCAGGTCTTCTCCTAAAAGGGAAAGGTCACTAAGTTTTAGCTTCCTCTCCCTTAGAAATGTACCTAACACATACATACCAAATTTAATCGGTATGGATGTGTTGGCAATGGTTATTGTTTTCATGTGTTAGGTAATTTTACTATTTAGTTGTTTTTGCAATTGCACCAGTGATCTCAAACGAAGCAGAGTAGCTTGTGTTTTCTTCAACGGCTGCATTTAAATCCAAGGATGTACAAATAGCTGACATTGTAAACACATTATCACCAGATACATCGGTAGTAAATTTAATTGTTAATTCGGTGCCTGATACAAGGTCGGTAAACAAGTCATCAAATAATACATTAGATGATGAATCGCCAGGACCTGCATACAGAGCCTCAGTTGAAAGAGTGCCAGATAGTTGACCTTTCTTTACCTCTCTCCATCCGCCTGATGCGCTATCTTTTGTCAAGATTTCACGCGTTGCAGCGGTGACGTTCATTTGGCAGGAAGTTGCGTAACCGATAGCGGTGTTATCTTTATAAAGACGCATCAACGTACCATTAATAATGCCAGTAGTTGCCATATTTATTTATTTTTTTGGTTTGATAATTTTCTGTTCTGATTCCTCCGCCTCCTCGCCTTGGAAATAGTCCATTGGCACCGGAACAGGAATGTATATTGGTTCTTGTTGTGTCTCGGCTTTCTTAGGCATCTCCTCAACGACATAATCCTCATCAAGTAGTTCTGCAATACCATCTTTGATTAATTGTTCTCCTGTTTCGGAAAGATACAAGCCAACCTTGCCAGGTGGTTTTCCATTATATTCTTTTAATAATCTTAGTTTCATCTCTTCATTTTTGCGTTAAAATCAATACTCATCCAATAAACATTTAAATCAGGATTGTACACTTGGCTATCGCTGCTTACATAGGTTATTGTTTGAACACTAACATTGTTTATTGTACCGCTAAAGCGATCTAATCTATTTCTGACATTGTTGGCAAGTGTCTGCGTAGTTTCGTAATTATTCGTATATACATCAACTTGCACATTAATTTCTTCTAAATTACTTTGACCATCCTTAAAATCAAATGGTGTGCTATTTACAATAGTGTAAACCATGAAAGGATATTGCACATTCTGCGGAGCAATGTCAGGGAATATATTTACACCGCATACAGCTGTAATGGCTGCATCTGTTGTTAATCTTCCGTATATTACTTTCCCTATCATAACTCCCAAAATTTACGCGGATATTGTTGAGCCATTTTAATTGCTTCTCCCGACATCTTTTGAAATACTGCCATTTGGCTTGCCTTCTCTGCTTTATTTTTTACTTTTCTCATCCATGCTTTTGTACTACCATATACCATGTGTGCGTAAAAGCCATCTGTTTTTCCATCACTTGATAATGTAGCACCTTTGCCAGCATCTTTATATAATGGACCAATTGCTGATGCAACTCTTTTAAAATTCTTTTCATCCGATACTATTTTAATTGACCTCTGTAAATTACCTGGTAATATTGTATATTTTAATCCTTTACCTTTAATATAAAATTTATGTTCTTTATTAGATTTTGGAACAAGATTTTTATATGCAGATAATGCAATTGGTTCTGCTGCTTTTGATATTTCTTTTCTTTTTTCTATTGTGATTCTTTGCATTATATTATCCAGTTCAATAACTGATTCTGCAAAGTTATATATTGCTAATAATTGACCTTTTTTATTAGTTCTTTTCTGTGTTTCTGCTTGTAACCTACGCAGTTTATCTAATTTGGCTTGTGATATAAACATCAGACATAGTTTTGAGCGTATGAACAAAATAAATGCAGATACAAGTTATCCTCTGATATCTGCACATTTTCAATTTGATAATATTTATCCATCCAGATAATTCTCTGTTGCTCGTTTATGTCTGTTCTATATCTCAAAATAACTTTAATTTGACTCAAGGCAGTTATCTTCCCTCCCTCAACTTCTTCCCTATTAGTTCCTTTATAATCTACATATCCCCACACCTCCGCATAATTACTCCAGCTTTCAGCACCATAACCAGTTTCGCCTATTGTCCTTGTTACACTTTGAACAATGATCCTTTCTCTTAACTTGCCAATCTCTTCTTTTTTATTATACTTCATTAGAATAATTGTACACGGTATTGGTCAAGTAAATATTCTGATGCGGTGGGTAGTTTCTTAATATAATCTTCTCTATTATCGTAACTGTCAGCGACTATCATAAGGATGGCTTGTCTTATTTGGTAAGGTACACCTGAAGGCTGTGTTGAATAACCAGCCGTATATGTTATCGTAACATCATTGATATTACCATATAATGTTGGCCATGATTTGCCATAAGCAAGGCTAAGCCTGGCAGGCTTGTTAAATGTATCTACTACATAATTGGCAGCGTCAAATGTCTGAGTGCTATTATTGCTATCTGCATACTGGAATGAAGATACAGATATAACTGGAGATACAGATAAATAAAGCAAAGGATTGCTTAACCTATCTAACTTCTCCGTAATTGTCTGAGTAATTAAAGCCTGATTTAAATAACTTTCCGCTGCCTGCCTTGCACTTTGGATTAGTGTAGAAATTAAAGTGTCATCTGCCGATGTATCCACCTTCAGATAATCTTTTACTTCACTAACTGTCCAAATTTCTGTCGCAGGTGCCGTAGTTACTTTCCAAGCCATTGTTTTAATTTTTAGTAAGGGATGAGCAATTAATGCCCATCCCTAATTACTATCCCCTATTTACAGATTCTTCAAATGCTTAATTGCAGCAGTATTTAGTAACTTGCCGTCAAACCTTGCATACATTAAGAAACCAAGCTCCATCTCATCCATAAACCTCTCACGCAATGGCACAAGCACATTGTTAGCCACCTGGCGGATGATGTACTTAGACCAATCACCAAAATATATAATCTTAGCATCAGCAGCCTGTGCAGATGGAAGGTCATTATTTACAAAGAAGTTATAACCTAATAATCTATCAGGTGTACCTTCGCGGAGTGATGGCTGGAATAAACCATTGTAATCATTGTCAACATTTAACTTTCTAACCGCGCTCAAAATCTGATCGTGCATCATGAATGCAGCAGATGGGGAGTTACGGTAAGCAATGTCAACGGAATGTACAAGGTTAATTAAATCAGATGCAGTAAATGAGCCAGTAGCAGCAGATTCAACACCGGAAGGAGCAACATCTTTGAAACCTGTTGGCTTGCCAGAACCGTCACCAGTTGTAAATGCAGTGTTCAAGCCACGGCCTAAACGCTCACCTAACATGATTGGTAATTCTGTATTTAATAAACCAAACTCGTCATTTGCCCATTCAACAGATACGCGCACCATAGTATTTATAACGTGTGCAGCAAATGTTTCACGAGTAAATGTCATGTCTTGAACAGTCACCGATCCTCCCTCAGTATGCCAGTTACCGCTTGTTCCTGTATCATTTACCTTTGGCCAATACAAAGTTCCTGCCTGAGGTGTAGTAATAATACGAGATACCTGCAACATTGGTCCATAGTATGCCATAGTCTTTTCCAATTCGTAAGAGAACTGGTAAGGAATGACATACCCACCTGCAAGACCTGACTCGGAAGTGGTGATGGTTGCAGTTCCACGCATCTCTCTTAGCATTGATTGCTCATTGCTTGTAAGGTCACGCTTGGCAAGTGCTTTCATGAATGCCGTATGATACTCAGGTGATTTTACAATCTCCCTTGCATCTCTTGGTAATTCTGAAATGGTTTGCTCAGCCTGTGTTACTGAGCGGCTTTCAGAGTTGATTTCATTCCATCTTTCAAGGCGTGAAATTTGCTCTGTATAATTTTTAAAAGAGGCATCGGCTGCATCCCATTGAGATAGTTCATCGGAAGTCATTAACCTTCCTTCACCAGCTGCTCTTTTTTGTAGGTCTTCCATAATTGCGTAATCGGAAGCCCGCTTTTCTCTTAACTCTTTTGAAGTCATTTTATAGTTGTTTTAAATTAATTAAATGCAGGGCATTCCTGCGTAACTCGTTTTGAATATTAATTTCGGATTTAACAGAGATATCAATTACCTTTAGTAAATCCTCATCTATTTCTTTTGTTGCCTCATAGCTTCTCTTTGCCACCATTGTGTCAGGATTGGCAGGATAAGTGACAGGCGAAACATCGTACACTTTTTTAATAGAGCGTATAACTCTTTTAGGTTTACTACCCATTCTTTCCTGCCAGTCTTCAGCCTCTACAGTAAATGCAAAACTACTTTGGTATACGTCACCACGTCTAACCATCTCTAATAGGTCATTGCCTAAAGTTGTATTTGGTGCTTCAAACTCATACTCCATGGCATTGCCTGTCACATTTAATTTTAATGTACCGGATGAAGTTCTGGCAAGTACCATGTTTTGATCATGGTTGAATAATGCTACTACATCATTTAAATCTGCATTGCTTAAAGCCTCTTTATCCATCTCTTCCTCATACCATCCCATGTCATAAGCAGAGTTAAAAACAGTAGCCGTTCCAAAAATTGTGCGGCTTTCTGGCTTTGCTCTTAATTCAAAATTTATACTT